CAATGCACTTCTTCATGTTTTTTAGTAAGCTCTACTGCCCAAGGGTAAATGAAAGGGCGGTAAGCTTTTGACTCTTGTAAAAGCATTTATTCCTCTTGTTTCAATTTTTCGTCTAATACAATAGACTTTTCTAATTTATTGATTCGCTCATTCATTTCGAACATGATCTCAGCAATAGCTCTAAAAGTTTCTTTATCTGGAGAACCTCTTAGTACTACTCTATCTAACTGAGCTTTTAACTTGTCTGTATATGATGCCATAATAAACTCCTATCCCTGGCAGGCTACGCACTCATCGCCTTCTTCTGCTTGAGCATTATTTAATAATGCCATTAGTTGATCATAACCACCTACATATTCTCCATTTAAATATATTTGCGGTAATGTAGTTACTTTTCTTCCAGTAACCTCTGCAGCAGTTTTACCTGCTAACTCTAAATCGATATACTCATATTGTATACCTCTCATACCTAATTCGTCTTTTGCCATTTCACAATATTGACAACCTGGACGACCGTATAAGATATTCGTTTTATCATCTTGTAAAGCTACTCTTTCAACTTTATCTGCGACTGTTTCTGCTCTAGATTTCGATTCAGTTCTAAGATAATATAAACCTTTCAATTTACTTTCCCATGCTTGTAAATGAACTTCATTAACATATTGTCTATCAACACCTGAAGGAAAGAATAAATTTACTGATTGACCTTGACATATAAATCTTTGTCTATCAGCTGCTAATTCAACAACCCATCTTTGATCTAACTCTTGAGCAGTTTTAAAAATATCTTTTTCTTTCTTATTCAGTTTAGTTAGATGTTGGACTGATCCTTTATTTGTTATAATGGAACTCCAAGTTTTTTCTGTATTAATACCTTTTTCTTCTAGCACTTCTTCTAGATATCTATTCTTTACTAAGAATGATCCGCCTCTAGTTCTATGTGTATAAGCATTAGCTTTCATCGGTTCAATACTAGGAGAAGTAGACAGAATGATACCAGAACTAGCGTTGGGAGCGATAGCAAGTAAGTGCGCATTTCTAAGACCAGTTCCCATACCATCAGGATACTCTCCTCTCTCTTCAGCTAATTTTTTAGATTGTTGAACTGCGTTTTCTTTTATTTTATGAAATATTACAGTATTGTGCACTTTAGCACTTTCATTTTCCCAAGGGATACCTTTTTTGTGTAAATAGGAATGGAAGCCCATAGCTCCAATACCAATAGATCTTTCTCTCTTAGCACTATACTTAGCTCTCATAATCTCGTTAGGAGCATTTTCAATAAAGTACTCTAAAACGTTATCTAACATAGTAGTGATATCTTGTACAATATTAGTATTTTTCCATTCATCAAAGAACTCTAAATTAAGAGAAGATAAACAACACACAGCAGTTCTATCTGCTGCAGTAGGTAAATGTATTTCGTTACATAAGTTAGATCCATTGATCTTTAAACCTATATTTTTTAAATTTGAGGGTAACGCAGCGTTAGCAGTATCAATAAAGTTAAGATATGGCTCGCCAGTCCTGAATCTAATTTCAATAATACGTTCCCATAGTTTTCTTGCATCAACAGTCTCCTTTACAGCACCATCTTTTGGATCAATAAGATTCCAAGGTTGATTTTCAAATACAGCATGCATAAAATTATCAGTAATATTTACAGCATTATGTAAGTTTAAAGCTTTTCTTTGAACATCTCCAGTTGGGATTCTCATATTAATGAATTCCATAATATCTGGATGGCTAATATCTAGATAAGCAGCATAACTACCTTTTCTAGTTTTACCTTGTCTATAAGCAATCATATCAGCATCTACAGTATGTAAAAAAGGAATAGGACCTGGAGCAATATCAGAAACAGTTCTTACATCAGACCAATGTCCTCCTACTCCTCCTCCAAAAATACTTAAGTCTCTTAACTCAGATGAATGCTGAATTAAACCATCAATAGTATCAGGAACATAAGTAAGAAAACAAGAAATAGGCATACCTTTATTATTCTTCTCTCCATTAGGAGCATTAGATAAAACAGGAGAAGCAAATAGAAACCATTTCTTACTTACATAGTCATATAATCTTTGAGCTAATGCTTCATCTGTAGCACCTTTATAAGTAGACCAAGCCCAAGAAGCTCTTGCAAATGCTTCTTGTGGAGATTTCTCACTAGGTCTCATATAGAAATCTTTGAGAAGGTTTATTGAATATTCGGTTAGTAAACTATCTCTGGAGAGATCTATTTTAATTTTTTCATATTTCATTGGGTTTTCTTCCACGCATTCAGTTGTAATTTTCCGGTCAGTCCACTAAAGGTGTTACTGATGATGACATTATTGACGTCTATGCCGGCAAGTGTCATTTCGTTAATATCTTTTTCTTTAATATGATCTGGCCAGATCACTACCTTGAATTGTCGATCAAGGTATTTAGCTACCTTGTCAACAATCTGCCTATTACGCGGCTCGTTATCTAATATGATTGTTGCAAGCTTAGAATATTTATTATCAATATCATTCGCGCCGCACAAAGCTACACAATTTTTTATAAAAAAACTATCTATAGGACCCTCTACCACATTAAAAGGCTTAGTAACATCAACTTTATCCAAACCATATATTCTTTCATTATTATTAAAGTACATAGTAAGGTATCTCATTTCATTATTATCTAAAGCTCTACCTTGCATACCATATATCTTACCTTCTTTATCACGAATAGGTATTACTAATCGCGGTGATTCATCTCCTTTAACCACGATATTTCCCGTTGAAATACCAATCTCTCTAAACCGTTCACTGTAATAGAGATCCACCAGAAGGCTACTATCGATGCCACGAGACCGTACATACTGTACACACTTATGGCTGTCAGCCAAAGTATCCAACCTCTCACAATAACGTAGCACACTACTATAGTCCACGTTTTGGCGTATATCAATCCTAGTATTCCTACTCCCAGTACTAATTGACTTATTAGCATCATATTCTTTTACCTTTTCATAGTTTAAATCTCTTTGACACCCGTGACAAAGAAACATCTCTACTTCTGTTTTATACACAAAAGCAGTATCACTACAATAAGGACATTTAACTTCTTTTACATCGAGCATACTTATGTTATATTATACTCTCGATAAAATTTTCGTTAAGTTCTTTCTTTTTTTTGATGGACCGGTAGGTGCAGCTAATCCTGACGCATTAGCTTGGGCATTTGTTGTTGTAGGACTAAGAGGACCTCCTAATGCAGCTCCAGAAGTCATTTCTATCATAATAGCTTCTTCCATAGCGGCTAAGTAGCCTTCTTTAGTACCTATATCATAATCTAATTTAGGTATAATTCTATTTTCTTCTAATTTTTCCATTAATGCATTCGCTGTCTCTTTATTGTATTCATCTTGTACATGCTCTTTAAGTAAAGCTAAAGCAGCAATATAAGATGCTAATCTAGTTTTACCTAATGGTAATTTACCAAGTAATCTTTTCATGTTAAGTACTAGTCTATCTACTAATGTCATAGCACCTTTTTCTTCAGAAGTTTTAGCTTTCCTTAATGACTTACCTTCTGCATCAATTAAGCCTAATTCAAACGCCTTCATTTTATTATAAGGAGTTACTAACTTCTTAAGTATTCTAAAGATTATTAATGTGTCAACTACGTTAACGGCTGGCATTATCCATTTCCTTTAATAATTTTGCAGTATACAAACAATGTCCTGTATCTACATATTCTTTATTATCTAATAAACTAAGATAAGTTAGCACAGTTTTAAAGACTCTTTTTTCTTCTTCTGTAGCAAAGGTCATTAATATTTTCTTTGCTGCGTTTCTTTCAAAGTTATTAGTAAAACATATTACGTGATTTACAAGCAACCTTATATTTTTAGTCTTATCAGTATTTACTTTCTTAGCGAGCTTCTTTGCTAATTTAAACCTGTTTAAGTCTTCTATAAATTCTTCTTTACTATGACAAAACGGATTTGTATAATTTTTAGCAGCAAATAACTCTAAAGTATCAGCATTTAATTCCATTATCTACTTATTTACGCCTATATCCTTCTTAGTGTCTATCATTACCTTCGGCTTAACATTTATCTTTTGTTCTTCTTTACTTACTGTAATTTTTTTAGCTGAAGGTTCTATCTTCTTGTCTATTACTTTTCGACCAATTTTTACTTGAGACCCAGGTTGAGGCTGTACTGGAGGAGGAGCTGGTGGCTGCTCTTCAGGTGGCTGTTCTTGTTCCATATCCTGATCAGGCATTGGTTCTTTCTCAATAGTCTTATGAGTTTCACCGCCATTAGCATGTTTCTTTACTTCTGTT